TTCAGGCCGAATTTGGATCAACATTAGTGGCAACTGGTGCGTCTGCTTCTGGATGTTTCAAGGCAGGCATTGCTGCACTTTCAAACTCAACGTGTCGCACGCACGATTCAGTCTGTAACGCAAATGTCGGAAGTGGATTCATTTCTTGGGCAGGAGGACAAGTTGAGTGTTTTGGATCAACATCCACAAATAATCAGCGTTATGGAATTGAGATTACTGAGTATGGAAACATAATTGGCGTTAGCACCATAAGCGGAAACACGCTTGGTGCCGCAAATAATTTTGCGTTCTTGTCTGCAATTGGAGGAGAAGCAAGAGTTGCAAGTTCTGTTGGGCCATTACGAATTGACACTAGCGATGCGAGTGGAGTGTATTTTCACACTTCGTATGGACTTCAGTTCTCTGTTGCCCCCGGATTCGCAAACACAGTCAATCACATTGAGGCTTCTGGAACATCAACCGGAAATGCTCCATTTTTGTCGGCACAAGGATCTGATGCTGTTATTGATTTGGCATTATTCCCAAAGGGCGTTGGCTCTTATGTGCAACTAGGCGCAGGATTCAATCCATCTGGAGGATCAATAGCTGGCTGGATTGGAATCAAAGACAATACTGGAACAGTAAGAAAACTTGCTGTCATTTCCTAGCATGAAACAGACATTTGGAATTGTTGATAACGGCAAAGTACGGGACATGACTCCAGAGGAGATTGAGTACTACTGCTCGCTTGACGAGCCAGAAGAGGAAACAAACAATGAACCACCTAGCCCACCCAGTCATCGCCCTCGTGATACAAGCCGTCATTGGCCTTGTCAGCGGTGACTGGTGGACTGGTGCTGCTGCCGGCAGTTTCTACTTCGTAGGGCGCGAGTACGCTCAGGCTGAGTACCGCAACATCGAGCACTTCTACGGAGGCTTCCGTAGGAACATGCCTTGGTGGGGTGGTATTGAGCCTCAGGCTTGGACACTCAAGGGAATGCTAGACTGGATTCTGCCTTCCATCACAGTCACCGCAGTGGCACTGTTACGCTCATGGATTTTCTAAAGAAACTCTTGCCCACTATCGGTAACTTGCTGGGAGGGCCGCTTGTGGGCGTCGCCGTGGAGGCCGCTGGAAAGGCCCTGGGGCTGTCTGATGCTACTGCTGACAAGGTCCAAAAGGCCCTGACCTCAGGCAACCTCACGGCAGAGCAGATTGCCGCCTTACAAGCCGCTGATCTTCAGTTGAAGACGAGGATGGCTGAACTAGGCATAGACGCCGAGAAACTGGCAGCAGAGGATCGTGCTAGTGCTAGAGCAATGCAGACTTCAATGGCCTCTTGGGTGCCTCCCGTACTCGCCTGTGGAGTCACGCTGGGCTTCTTTGGTATCCTAATCGGTCTACTCACCGGGGACCTAAAGCTGTGGGAATCGACCACCTTGAGCCTTTTGATTGGGAGCCTGAGCACGGCATTCTCGTCAGTTTTGGCGTTCTACTACGGGGCCTCTCACAAGCCTCCTGACCTCAAGAAATGATCGAGGAACTCAAGCAGGCGGGCGTGGATCTGGGACTCGCCATGGCGGGTTTTGCTGGCTCTGTGCTGATGTCGAGCAAGGAGGCCGGCAAGAACCTACCGAGGACTCTGGCAAGCCTGCTTGGTGGAGCTGCCTCTGCAAACTACGTCACACCGCTTATCCTCAAGCTGGCACGGCTGGATGGCGAACCTAGTCACACCTACGCAGTGGCCTTCCTGCTTGGTTTCTGTGGACTCCGGGGCGTTGAAATGCTTTCAACCAAATTCCTAAACGATGACAGCAATCAGCGCAGTAAACGCAATCGCTAACGGTGTTCTTGCCGTCTCTGCGCTTCATCTGGTGTTCCGAGTTTTTGGACATCCTGAAAGTGCGATCTGGCAAAAGCCCTGGGCAGCGGTCCTGTGCAAGGCTGCTACAACAGTCACTGTTTGCGGTGCGCTCTGGAATCTGTTAACACTCTCAAGCCCAGCAGCCTCAGAAGTGATGTTGAATATTGGTATTGCTGGCAACTTCCTGTGGCTGAGTTTCTACCAACGATATGACAGTCCTACCCGTACCCGTAATTCCCGGCCTGCAAGCAAAGTACCTAGGAGAAACACCTCCAGCAGGGCTGCAAATCCTCGCAAACGTAAAGCGAGTTCTCCCGCCGGCAAGCGTTGACGGAAATGGGCTTCCGCCTTCGAAGATTTCGCCATACAGTGGCATTTATGACGCCGACGGACGACTCCCACGAGTGCCAGGCCCAGGCACCACTTTCCTCGCTCATGTCTAGTTCACGACACATCTTCGATCTGGCATTTGTGAACCTCGCCAACGTGGGCGCTATTGCCATTTCGTTGAGTGAAGCTGAACAGTGGGTCCGTATCGCAAGCTGCTTGCTTGCAGCCATCTTCACGTCTCTGAAAATCATCGAGACCATTAAAAGCCTCAAGAAATGAACCTCTCCGAAAAAGGCATCCAGTCGATCATCCGTTGGGAAACTGGCGGGGAATCCTACTACGATCCCAACCCAGAATGGCCCGGAGAGCAGAGTGGCGTTACAATCGGCATTGGCTGGGACTTGGGCCATACACCTGCGGCAGAGACGACAAGGGCTTGGAAGGACCATTTAGACGCGGCTACGCTGGCAACGCTGGTGAGTGTCTCAGGCCATAAGGGTACAGAAGCACAGTCGCGCCTTCCTTATGTGCGCCACATCAGCATTCCATGGAAGGCAGCTATGGCGGTGTTTAAGGAGACGACCGTTCCGTCTTGGTATCTCAAGACTCTGCGGATCTACCCGCACACTCAAGACCTGCCGGGAGACTGTGCAGCGGCACTGGTGAGTTTGTGTTTCAACAGGGGCACGAGCCTGAGCGGAGAGCGGAGGAAAGAAATGGTGGAGATACAGCTTCTCTTGGGAGGCAAGAAGTACGCTGACATTCCTGCGCAGTTTCGAGCCATGACTCGCTTGTGGCCTAATTCTAAGGGGCTTAGAAGGCGCAGAGAAGAAGAGGCTGACTTGTTCGAACAAGGACTTGTTCCTGCTGGAGAGTAACACTTTGCCGAATGGTGTGCAGGGAGAGCCTGCAACAGGGTCTTGCAATACCTATTGAAACAAAGGCACTTGTGTTCAGTCTCTAAAAGCCACAGTAGACAGCAAGGCGCGGCTTGCTAGATTACTTGGATGGAAATCAGTTTGAAAGAACACTGCCAAAGGATTGCGGCACTTGGGGGTGCTGCAAAGTCTGAAAAGAAAACACAGTCGTCGCGGGCAAACGCTCGCAAGCCAAGACCTAAGGCTAAGGAACGAAACGCCTTAAAGCGTGCTCAAAAAAACCTGAGAAAAGACTAGCAAAGCGGGGCTTGCTGGATAGATTGAAGCCCGCATGAGCACATCTCACTACTCTCGGCCCTTTCAAGGTCCAATCCCGCCAAACAAGCGGCGCTACACAACCGCCAAACTCGCCACCATCAGTGGCCTTTTCATCATAGACCTGTTGGCCCTCATAGGCTCGACAGACATCGTAGAAAGTCTGGGCCTAGTCATCCTGATGGGATTCAACCTCTGGGCGATCAACTGCACTCGTCCATGACTCATTTCATGAACGGTCATCCGTTCTGGAGTCGTCCAGCTCGTACCAAAGAGTACGACTTTGGCACAGTGACTCCCACAGATGACGCAAAAGCCAATCTGCTGGCTGAAGCTGCCAGCCTTGTGCGGGCTGCTATCAAGGCTGGGCTGATAAAGCCTAACGAAGAACAGCAGCCACAGTTAGGCGCAAGGTCTGAGTGGGCCACCTGCAAAACCTGCAATGCAGTGTGGAGTCGAACCAAGGGCACTAATGCGAGCCAGTGCCTCGTTTGCAGAATTCCGCCAGCTACCTGCAAGGCTTGCGGAGGCACATTTCAGCCTAAGCAGCGCAAGCAACTCTGTTGCTCAAACCATTGCAGGGCACATCTGATCCGTATGGCTTCAGAGGTTCGGAGATCTCCGCGTGTCACGATTGTCTGCGCAGCGTGCGGGAACACGTTCGAGCGGACTCTTGGAGACAAAAGAAAAAACTGCAGCCGCGATTGCGGACTGCGATCGATGGCAACCAAAAACAGAAAATGAAAATACGACACAGTTCACTTCCCAAGCTCGCATTGTGCGGGCAGTACGAAGGCTCGCAGGGCACGTCCCCAGCAGCCTCCCGAGGCACGATGCTTGACGAACACTTTCGCCATGCTTGGACTACCAGTGAGTTCCCTAACCGGGATCTCTCTGAAGAAGACGCTCAGGCAGTCAGGTGGGCCATCAACGAGTGCCTCAAACTAGGAGGCATTGCAGACGGCTTGACTACAGCAGAACATCAATGCCGCATCTTTACTGCCGGCATCGAACACCGTGGAACTGCCGATGGCGTTGCACTCAAAGGCCGCTGGTTGATCGACCTGAAGTCCGGTCAGGTGTACGACTACACCGGCCAAATGGCTGCCTACGCCTTGGGCCTGATGGAAGTTCACTTCGAACAGGAATGGACTACACATCTCTTGTTCTGCGACCAG